ATGGGCGACACGGGGCTGCTGGCGCAGCTGATGGGGCAGGCGGCGGACGATGGCGCCGACCTGCAGACGCTGCGGGCGATCGCGGAGGAGGCGGGCGAACTGGGCGCGGCGCGGGCGATGGCGCGGATCGGGCTGTCGGATGCGGCGGCGGCGGGAGACGTGCAGGAACTGCGCGAGCTGCTGAAGGCGTGGCGCGATGCCAAGCGGTCGGCGATGCGCGCGGCGCTGGCGTGGGTGATGCGGATGGCGTTCGCGCTGCTGCTGGTGGGGATCGCGGTCAGGACCGGGTGGCCCGAATGGGCGCGGTGAGGTTCGCCGGCTACGCCGCGATCTTCGGGCGGGCGGACCGGGGCGGCGATGTCGTGCTGCCGGGTGCGCTGGTGGCGGGGCGCGCGGTGCCGCTGTTGTGGCAGCATCGCGGCGACCCGATCGGGACGGTCGAGTGGCTGGGCGAGGATGCGCGCGGGCTGGGCGTGATCGGGCGGATCGAGGCGCCGCACGTGGCACGGCTGGTGCGCAGCGGGGCGCTGGGCGGGCTGTCGTTCGGCTATCGTGCGACCAGCGTGCGGCAGGGGGCGTGGCGGACGATCGCCGCCGCCGAGCTGATCGAGGTGAGCGTGGTCGCGCAGCCGATGCAGCCGCTGGCCAGGATCCATGCGGTCGAGGACGGTTAGGCCGTCGCGCGACCGGACAAACTTTCCACAACGGGGGTGTCGCGAGCGTGCGGCGCCCCCTTTTTCATGGGGACGACGAGGATGACGATCGAGACGCTGGCGGGAGTTTTTCGGGTGTGGCGGCAGGCGGGGGCCGGCCGATGCTGAGTGCGGCGGGGCTGGCGAGCGGTTTCGGCGCGTTCGTGCGCAGCGGGGCGACCGTGGAGACCAAGGCGGTCGCGGGAACCAGCGATGCGGGCGGTGGCTATGCCGTGCCGCGCGAGATCGATGCGATGATCGGCGCGACGCTGAAGAACGCCAGCCCGATCCGCGGCATCGCGCAGGTGGTGAGCGTGGGATCGGCGGGGTATCGCAAGCTGGTGACGAGCGGGGCGACGCCGTCGGGCTGGGCGAGCGAGGCGGGCGCGCGGCCGGAGACGGCGACGCCGACCTTCAACGAGATCGCGCCGCCGATGGGCGAGCTGTACGCCAATCCGGCGGCGAGCCAAGCGATGCTCGACGATGCCGCGTTCGATGTCGAGGCGTGGCTGGCTGACGAGATCGCGAGCGAGTTTGCCCGGGCCGAGGGGCAGGCGTTCGTGAGCGGCAACGGCGCGGGGCGGCCGCGCGGGTTCCTGAGCTATCCCAATGCTGTGACCGGCGACGCGACGCGGGCCTTCGGGACGTTGCAATATCTGCCGAGCGGGGCGGCGGGGGACTTCGGGAGCGATCCCGAGAACCGGCTGATCGACCTGGTCCATGCGTTGCGCGGGAGCTACCGGCAGGGTGCGTGCTGGGTGATGAACGCGCAGACCGCGGGCCGCATCCGCAAGTTCAAGACGGCGGACGGCGCGTTCCTGTGGATGCCGGGGCTGACCGGCGGGCAGCCCGACACGCTGCTGGGCTATCCGGTGGTCGAGGCGGACGACATGCCCGACATCGCCGCCGGCACGTTGCCGATCGCGTTCGGCAACTTCCGGGCCGGCTACCTGATCGCCGAGCGGGCGGAGACGCAGATCCTGCGCGATCCGTATTCGAACAAGCCGTTCGTCCATTTTTACGCCACCAAGCGTGTCGGCGGGGCGGTGATGAATTCGGAGGCGATCAAGCTGCTGAAGATCGCGGCGGCTTGATTTGACGGGCGGGGGAAGCCCCGCCCGTGACGGCTCCAGCCCGCTCCCCCTCCCGACCACCCAATCAGGATACGCTGTGGGTGGTCGGGAGGGGGAGCGGGCCGGAGCCGCCCCATCCGCGTGAGCGGATCAAACAGGAGAGATTTATGAACGCAGCGCCCTTTCCGGCGGCGGCGATCGCGGGGGTGTGTGCGGCGGCGCGCGATCACCTGCGGATCACGGGCCATGCCGAGGATGCGGTGATCGAGCGGCTGGCGGAAAGCGCGCTTGCGCTGGCCGAGGCTTATACCGGCACCGCGCTGATCGCGCGGCCGCACACGGCGATGATGGCGGGGGCTAACGCGTGGCGGGCGCTGCCGGTGGTGCCGGTCACCGCGATCACCGCGACAGCGCCGGTCGAGGCGATCGATATCGACGGTGACGGCATCGGATGGGTGCGGATGGCGTCGGCCGCGCCGGTGCAGTTCGTCGCCGGGCTGGCGGCGGAGTGGGAGGCGGTGCCGGCGCCGGTCGCGCAGGGGATCGTGCTGCTGGTCGCGCACCTGTTCGACGCGCGGACGGCGAGCGCCGCGCCGCCGGCGGCGGTGGGAGCGCTGTGGCGGCCGTGGCGACGGATGCGGCTGGCGGGGGCACGGCGATGAGGGCGGCGGTGGAGCGGGCGGAGGCGATCGGCGAACGGCGCGCGGGCGTCGTGCGGGACAGGGTCGCTGCGGCGGCGCGCGAGGTGCCAGGGGTGGCAGCGGAGGTCGTCGGCGACGGCGTGATGCTGTCGGGGCGCGGGCTCACGCGGCGGACGATCACCGATCCGCGACTGCACGATATCGCGGGGTGGGGGCGATGATCGCGGGGACGGTGTTGCAGGCGATGCTGGTCGCGCGGCTGCGGGCGGTACTGACGACGGCAAGCGTGTTCGATGCGCCGCCGGTGCGCAGCAGTCGCCCCTATGTGGTGGTCGATACGCCGGTGCTGACCGACTGGGGCACGAAGGATGCCGCCGGGCGCGAGGGGCGGGTGGTCGTGCAGCTGTTTGACGGCGGGGAGGTGCCGGAACGGCTGCGGGGGCTGGCGGCGGCGGCGGAAGTGGCGGTGCTGTCTGCGCCCGGCGTGCTGCCGGGGTGGCGGGTGGTAAGCCTGACCTTCGTGCGCAGCCGGGTGTTGCGGGAGGGCGACGGCTGGGTCGGGGCGGTCGAGTTCCGGGTGCGGATGCTGGCGGGGTGATCGGTGGTCGCCCCCGTCATTCCGCGGAGGCGGGGATCCACAGGCGCGGCGGTTGCGGTGCTTTCCCGCACGTCGGCGTCAATGGATTCCCGCCTTCGCGGGAATGACGGGGGGGGGGCAGCTGATGCCTGCTTTTCAAGTCGTACCCCGGCGCAGGCCGGGGTCCAGTTGGGAGTGGTTTCGATCTTTCATCAGCGGCTTCCGACTGGGCCCCGGCCTCCGCCGGGGTGCGGTTCGGTGGGTTTGGCGGGCGTCGTGGGATGCGGCGGGAGACCCCAGCCTTCGCTGGGGTGACGATTTTCGCACAGGAATCAGGAGAACATCGATGGCGGCGGAGAAGGGTAGTGCGTTCCTGTTGAAGGTCGGGAACGGGGCGGTGCCGGTGGCCTATGCGACGGTCGCGGGGCTGCGGACGACGCAGTTGAGCGTCAATGGCGAGGCGGTGGCGATCACCAGCAAGGATTCGGGCGGGTGGCGCGAATTGCTGTCGGGGGCAGGCGTGCGGTCGGTCAGCGTCAGCGGGGCCGGCGTGTTCACCGGATCGGCGGCGGAGGTGCGGCTGCGGAACAATGCGCTGGGCGGCGTCATCGACGATTATCGGCTGAGCTTCGAGAGCGGCGAGACGATGACCGGGCGGTTCCTGGTCACGCGGCTGGACTATGCCGGCGACTACAATGGCGAGCGCAACTACACGCTGGCGCTGGAATCGTCCGGCCCGGTGGTGTCGGCATGAGCGCGAGCGCCAACCCCGTGCGCGGGGAAGCGACGATCCGGGTGCATGGCGAGGCGCTGGTGCTGCGGCCGAGCTTTGCGGCGCTGGTCGCGGCGGAGGGGGAGGTGGGATCGCTGTTCGCGCTGGTCGAGCGGGCGGCGGCGGGGCGGTTGCTGTTGGGCGAGCTGGTCGCGTTGCTGTGGCATTGCCTGCGCGATCCGGCGCCGATGTCGCGGGACGATTTCGCCGATGCGGTGACGGCGGGCGGGATCGCCGCGGCCACCCCGGCGCTGAAAATTTTGATCGCGCAGATATTGGCGGGGCGATGAGTTTTGCCGGGGCGGCCGCCCGGATGGGTGGCCTGGCGGGGGTGGCGTTCGGCTGGGCGCCGGAGGCGTTCTGGCGCGCCACGCCCGCCGAGCTGGGCGCTCTGGTGCAGGCGATGCGGGGCGATGTGCCCGACCCCTGCGACCGGATCACCATCGACCGATTGAAGGAGCGTTTTCCCGATGGATGAGGAAATCGAACGGCTGGTCGTGCGCGTGCGCGCCGACACCGCCGGGTTCGCGCAGGATGTGGCGACGATGCAGGCGAGCCTCGACGGGCCGTTCGCCGGCGGGATCGAGCGTGCCGGGCGGGCGGTGGAAACGACGCTGGCGCGGGCGATCCGCACTGGCAAGCTGAGCTTCGACGATCTGCGCGACACCGCGCTCAAGGTGCTGGGCGAGATCGCGGCGGCGGCGGTGCTGGGCGCAGTGCGGCCCGGCGGGGGCGCGACCGGGCTGGCGGGGTTGCTGGGGCAGATCGTCGGCGGCGCGCCGGGACGGGCGACCGGCGGGCCGGTCAGCCCGGCGCGGCCCTATTGGGTCGGCGAGCGGGGGCCGGAGCTGTTCGTGCCGACCAGCAGCGGACAGGTGGTGGCGGCGCAGGCGGCAAGCGCGCGTGAGGTGCGGGTGGCGATCACGATTAACGCATCCGGCGGCGATGGCCCACGCGCACTGCAACAGTCGGGCCGGCAGGTCGCGCGCGCGGTTCGGGCCGCGCTGATGGAGGCTTAGGCCATGGGACATTGGCTGGCGGAGGGGCGAACGGTGCAGGAGGCGGGCGTGCTGTCGCGCTTCGATCCGGTGTACTGGACGGTCGATTTCCCGCGACCGATGATGGCGTCGGTGGTGACGACCGCGCCGGACGCGCTGCGGGTAACCTGCGTCTTCTATCGGCGCGACGATCTGGCCGGGCTGATCTGGGCATCGGAGGACCGGCACGATCATGTGCTGCTGCGCTACGACACGGTGCGCGACTATCGCGATTGCCGCTTGCGGTTCCGGTGGCGGTCGCAGGGCATCCGGCCGCTGGATGCCACCCACGGGCCGGTGCTGACGATCGAGGGGCGCGATGCGGCGGGGGTGGCGCGGGCATGGTATGTGCGGCTGTGGAACTATGCCACCGGCAGTCCCGAGGATGCCGAGATCGCGATCGATTTCGCGACCGTGGTCGGCGGATACCGGCTGCCCGGGGAGGCGGTGCCGGTCTGGGCGGGCGATGTCGACCGGATGTTCGTGTCGCTGGTGCCGCCCGACTATGATGCGGGCGACGGGTTTCTGGACGCGCCGGTCGAGGGGTGGGCCGAACTGTCGGCGATCCGGTGCGACGGGCCGGGATCGGTGCTGGGGATCGGCGACGTGGTGGTGCCCGAACATGGGCTGCGGATCGCGAGCGGCTATGACGACAGCTATCACCTGACGCCCGCACGGCTGCTGCACAATGCGCTGCGGCTGGGGTATCGTGGTGCCCTCGTCCACTATGTCGGCATGAGCCATTATTTCCGGCTCGAACGGTCGGGCGACGGGCTGTTCGTGTCGCTGGCCGGGAGCGTGCTGAACGGGCCATGCGCCGCGTGGCATCGCGACTTCGCGGTGCGGGCCGGGGCGTTGGGGTATGATCCGGTCTGGTCGCTCAGCTACGAACTGTTCGACGCGCATTGCTGGGGCGACTGGAAGCAGCGCGCGGCGGACGGGTCGCCCGCGTTGACCGGATGGGTGCCGCCGTCGACGCTGTTGTCGCCGGCGCATGCGGGGGCGATGGCGTATTTGCAGGCGGTGGCGCGGGCGTTCGTGGGGATCGGGCGGGCGGCGGGCGGGCGAGGGCGGTTCCAGGTCGGCGAGCCATGGTGGTGGGTGACGACCGATCATCGCATCTGCCTGTACGACGATGCGGCGCGTGTCGTCCTGGGCGGCGACCTGCCGGTGATCGACGATGTGCGCGGGGTGCTGGACGGGCCGAGGCGGGCATTGCTCGACCGGGCGGGGGCGATGCTGGCCGCGTCGACCGCCGCGCTGGTGGCGGCGGCACGGGAGGCGGGGGCGGGGGAGGCGCTGCTGCTCGCCTATCTGCCGACGATCCTGAATGCGGAAAGTCCCGAGGTGAAGCGCGCGAACCTGCCGCTCGGCTGGGCCCGGCCGGCGTTCGATGTGTTGCAGCTGGAGGATTATGACTGGGCGGCGACCGGCAATGCCGGGGCGACCGCGCGGGGCGTCGCGGCGGCGGGAGCGCGGCTCGGCTACCGGCAAGCGGAACAGCATTATTTCTCGGGCTTCGTGCTCAGGCCCGAGGATCGCGGGCAATGGGCGGCGATCGCGGCCGCGGCGGAGGTCGCGCGCGGGCGCGGCGTGGCGGAGACGTTCGTGTGGGCGCTGCCGCAGGTGCTGCGCGACGGGTTCACCTATTGGGAGGAGGAGCGCGACATGGATGCGTTCGACGATGTGCGCTTTCCGCTGGCGCTGGGCGCGGAGGCCGAGGTTTGTCCCGAGACGTCGACCGCGATCGCGGTGGCGGCGGGCGGCGCGGAGATGCGCAATGTCGACTGGGCCGAACCACGCACCCGCTATGATGTCGGGCCGGGCGTGCGGTCGGAGCGCGACGTGGGCGTCCTGCTCGATTTCTTTCGGGCAAGGCTGGGGCCGGCGCGGGCGTTCCGGTTGCGGGACCCGTTCGACCACGCGACCGGTGACCCGCCGGGGTTCGGCGACGTCGCGATCGGGACCGGCGACGGGGTGACGACGCGGTTCCCGCTGGTGAAACGCTACGGCGCGATGGCGCGGCGGATCACCCGCCCGGTGGCGGGGAGCGTTCGGGTAGGCGTCGGCGGCGTGGAGACGCAGGGCTTTGCGGTCGGTGCGGGCGGCGTGGTGCTGCTCGACGTCGCGCCGGCGGCTGGCGTGGCGGTGACGGCGGGGTTCGCGTTCGATGTGCCGGTGCGCTTCGCCGAGGACCGGTTGCAGGTGGCGCGCGCGACGCATGGCGCGGGGATCGCCGCCAGCGTGCCGCTGATCGAGGTGCGCGAGGCATGAGCGTGGTGACGACGCTGACGTGGTGCTGGCGGATCGAGCGGCGTGACGGGGTGACGATCGGGCTGACCGCGCACGACCGCGACGTGGTGGTGGGTGGGCTGCCGTATCGCGCGGCGCCGGGAATGGTGCCCTCGGCGATCGTGCGCGACGATACGCTCGACGCCCCGGTGATGGCGGTCGAGGGGGCGCTGTCGCATGAAGCGGTGTCGGCGGGCGACCTGCTGGCGGGGCGCTATGACGGGGCGCGGGTGGTGGTGTTCGCGGTGGACTGGGACGTGGGGCGTGCGCCGGTGCCGATTGCCAGCGGGCGGATCGGGGCGGTGGAGCTGCGGCGCGGGCGGTTCGCCGCCGAGCTGCTGGGGGCGGAGGAGCGGCTGGAGGCGCCGGTGGTCGAGGCGACCTCGCCCGGATGCCGCGCGCTGCTGGGCGACCGGCGGTGCCGCGTGCCGATGGCGGCGCGGCGGCGGGTGGCGAGGGTGACGGGGCAGGATGGCGCGCGGGTGCTGCTGGCGGCGGGCGCGGGGTTCGCGCGCGGGCGGCTCCGCTGGATCGGCGGCGCGAACAGCGGGCTGGCGGCGATGATCGTGGCGGCGGACGGGACAAGCGTGACGCTGGAACAGCCGCCGCGCTTCGATGGCACGGGCGCGCTGGTCGAGATCAGCGAGGGGTGCGACGCGACGCTGGCGACGTGCCGCGACCGGTTCGGGAATGTCGCGAACTTTCGGGGCGAGCCGCATCTGCCGGGCATCGACCTGCTGACGCGCTATCCCGGCGAATGAGCGCGGTCGCGCGGGCGCGGAGCGTGGTCGGGTGCCGGTTCCGGCGGCAGGGGCGCTGTCCCGACACCGGGTTCGACTGTGTCGGGCTGGTGGCGTGGGCGCATGGGCTCACGGTGCCGGGCGATTATCCGGCGCGGGGCGGCGATCCGGCGCGGATCGCGGTGGTGCTGAAGGGTTATGGGTTCGAGGACGCGGTAACAGCGGCGGCGGGCGACGTGCTGCTGCTGGCGAGCGGGCCGGGGCAGCTGCACCTCGCGCTGTCGACCGGCGGGGGCATGATCCACGCCGATGCGGTCGCGCGGGCGGTGGTCGAGCGGCCGGGGCCGCCGCGATGGCCGGTGCTGGCGGTGTGGCGACGATCGGGAGGATAGACATGGCGACGATGGTGTTGACCACGCTGGGCGGCGCGGTGGCGGGGCCGGTGGGCGCGGCGCTGGGCGGGCTGGCCGGACGGGCGATCGACGGCGCGGTGTTCGGGACGCCCGCGCGGCAGGGGCCAAGGCTCAACGAGTTGCAGGTGCAGTTGTCGAGCTATGGCGCGCAGATCCCGAAGCTGTTCGGGACGATGCGGGTGGCGGGCACGGTGATCTGGGCCACCGACCTGCGCGAGGCGGCGAGCACGACCGGCGGCAAGGGAACTGGGCGGACGACGCGCTACAGCTATTCGGCGTCGTTCGCGGTCGCGCTGTCGGGGCGGCCGATCCGCGGCATCCGCCGGATCTGGGCCGAGGGCAAGCTGTTGCGCGGTGCGGCGGGCGACTGGAAGACGCGGACCGGGTTCCGCTGGTATCCCGGCGACGAGGCGCAGACGGCCGATCCGCTGATCTGCAGCATCGTCGGGGCGGCCGATGCGCCGGCGTATCGCGGTGTCGCCTATGCGGTGTTCGAGGATTTGGCGCTGGCCGATTTCGGGAACCGCATCCCGTCGCTGACCTTCGAGGTGGAGGCCGATGCCGCCCCGGTCGCCGCCGGGGCGATCGTCGCGGCTCTCGGGAATGGCGCGATCGTGGCGGAGGCGGGCGGGCCGCTGCTGGGCGGCTATGCGGCGAGCGGGGCGCGGTGCCGCGACGCGATCGAGGCGTTGGTCGAGCCGCTGGGTGGCTGGTATGCCGTGGATGGGGATCACGTCACCTTGCGCAGCGGGAGCGGGCCGGCGCGGCGGCTGTCGGACGCGGTGTTGCCGGGCGATGCGCCCGACTGGCAGCGCCCGCCGGCCACGCCCGCCGACTTCGCGCTCGCCTATCACGACGTCGCGCGCGATTATCAGGCGGGGGTGCAGCAGGTGCTGCGCGGGAGCGCAACGCGGCGGATGCTGCGGATCGAGCTGCCGGCCGCGATGACCGCCGGGGTCGCAGCGGGGATCGCGGGCGACATCGCCGCGCGTGCCGCACTGGCCGGCGAGGTGCGGACGGTCGCGCTCGACTGGCGTGCGATCGACGTGGCGCCCGGCGACCGGGTGACGCTGTCCGATGGCGAGGGCCTGTGGCGCGTGCGCCGGACCCGGATCGAGGCGATGCGGATCACGCTGGAACTGGTGCGGATCGCCGCGGCCACGCTGGCCGCGCCGCCCGCCATCGGGGTGCCGCAGCTGGCGGCGGATGTCGCGACGGGCGCGACGCGGCTGATGCTGGTCGAACTGCCGTCGGACACCGTCGAGGGCGCGCCGTGGATCGGCGCGATCGCGGCCGGGACGGCGCCGGGCTGGCGGCGGGCGACGCTGCTGGTCGGCAGCGATGCGGGCGGATGGACCGAAATCGGCGAGACGGCGGCGGCGGGGGTGATCGGGCGCGTGACGCTGCCCCCCGCGCCCGCCAGCGCGATGATCGAGGACCGGGCGGGAACGATCGAGGTCGAGCTGCTGCACGACGCGATGACGCTGGAGACGATCGACGACGCCGCGCTCGACCGCGGCGGCAATGCGGCGCTGGTCGGCGGGGAGATATTGCAGTTCGGCACGGCACAGCGGATCGGGCCGGCGCGCTGGCGGCTGTCGCGGCTGTGGCGCGGGCGGCGGGGCAGCGAGGCGGCGATCGCCGGCCACCGGATGGGCGAGGGCTTCGCGTTGCTCGACCCGGCGACGGTGCGGCGGATCGAGCTGCCGGGGGCGGTGGGCCTGGAACTGGCGGTGATGGCGGCCGGGATCGTCGAAGGCGACACGCCGACCGCCACCCTGCGCCCGGGCGGCCGGGCGCTGGTGCCGCCCGCGCCGGTGCATCTGTCGGTCGGACGGGAGGGCGACCGCCCGGTGCTGCGCTGGGTCCGCCGGACCCGGCTGGTGGCACCGTGGCGCGATGCGATCGACACGCCGCTGGGCGAGGAGCGCGAGGCGTATCGCCTGACCCTGACCGATGCGACCGGGGCGGTGCGGACGATCGAGGTGGCGGAGCCGACCTGGACGATCGATCCGGTCGCGCCGCTGACCGTCGAGCTGCGCCAGATCGGCACGCAGGGTGCGTCGCCACCAGCGCTGTTCCATTACCGACCGGAGACGACGCGATGACCGACCAGACCAGCCGCCTGTCGCTGCCCCTGTTGCACATTGCGCAGGCGCAAAAGGAAATGACGCACAACGAGGCGCTTACCCTGATCGACCTGCTGTTGCATGGTTGCGTCGAGGGCGTTGCGCAGGACACGCCGCCCGCCACCGCCGAGCCCGGTCGCTGCTGGATCGTCGGCCCCGCGCCGGGCGGAGCGTGGGCCGGCCGGGCCGGTCAGATCGCGGGCATGACCGGTGGCGGCTGGCGTTTCATGATGCCGCGCGAAGGGATGACCCTCTGGTGGATCGGCGGCGAAACGACACTGGTGTTCCGCGGGGGTGCGTGGCGGCAGGGCGAGGTGCGCGCGGCGCGGATCATGGTCGACGGCGTCGCCGTGGTGGGGCCGCAGCGCGCGGCGATCGCTGTTCCGGACGGCGGAACGGTGCGCGACGAAGAGGCCCGAACGGCGCTCGCCGCGATCCTCGGCGCGCTGCGCGACCACGGGCTGATCGCACGCTAA